TGCATACGCTGCACTGACATCATCTAAGACCATCGAAACAGGTGACGTATTCCGCATCCCAACGGGTGACTTGGATATTTCGCTGAACTAATAGGGGTCTGTAATGGCACTTGTTCTACGCGACAGGGTAAAGGAAACAACCAGCACAACTGGCACAGGTACTCTTACTCTGACTGGCGCATCTGATGGCTTCCAGTCATTCAGCGTCATTGGTGATGGCAATACAACGTATTACGCGATTATCAGCGGCAACGACTGGGAAGTTGGCATTGGCACTTACACTGCATCAGGCACGACCCTGAGCCGTGACACTGTGCTTGAGTCGTCAAACAGCGGCTCTGCAATTAATCTGACTGCGGCGGCTGAAGTGTTTGTCACTTATCCTGCTGAAAAGTCGGTAACAGGCGCAATGGGATTTGTTGAGAATGACACCACCATTAGCGTGAACCAAGAGATTACCATCGGTCGTAATGCCATGAGCGCAGGTCCCGTAAGTATTGATACTGGCGTATCTGTCACAGTGCCATCTGGCTCAGTTTGGACGATTGTGTAAATGTTTGGCATATCAGCACTAGGTCAGTCACCGTTTTCAGCACTTGGTGTTGTTTACACTGACGGTGCTGCTGCTACCACTGCAAACGCTACTGTTACTGCGTCTGCTCTAAATGTCCAAGATGCTTATGCAAGCGCATCTGCGTCTGCTTCGGTAAGCTGTGATGCTACCCGTGTCAGAGAGTCTGATTGCGCCCCTGCTGGCGACACATCAATATCTGTCGTCTATATCAGGGAAAGGATCGATGGGGCTGTATGTGCAGCTACATCCAGTGCTACGGCATCTGCTGAGAGGATTCAAAAAAGCTCAGCATCTACAACAGCGGCTTCAACTAATACTTGTACTGCAAATGTTACATTGCTTGCCGCATCAAGTATCAGTGCTTCATCTTCTACTACGGCGGCTTGCATTCGTAAGCGTGTATTAAATTCTGCTACGGCATCTTGCTTAGCGTCACTATCTGTTATTGGTCGTGAGAAGTGGGAGCCAGAAGCGGAAGCCTCAGATGTTTGGACGCCAATTCCTGAAGCAAGCGACACTTGGACGCAAATCGCTGAAGCTAGCGACACATGGACGCCAATCACAAACAATACAAGTACATGGACGCCAATCACAAACAACACGAATACATGGACTAACGCGGCATGAGTAAGGTAAAGATCGAAGGTAACGCAAGCGGTACAGGTACGTTTACCATTGCGGCTCCTAATACGAATACAGATAGAACACTAACGTTGCCTGATGGTGCAGGTGAATTGCTATTAGCCAATGGTGATGGTAGTCAGCTTACTGGTATTGGTGGTGGTACTTCAGTAGCAATTATTGAAGAAGTAACTACAGGCACTAATGGTGATACAACAAACGGTACATGGACTACTCGTGTTTTAAATACAATTACTGCTGATGATGATTCTATTGTAACCAGTCTTTCTAGCAATCAGTTTGTATTAGAAGCAGGTACTTATGTAATCCAATGGTCAACCTATTTTAATACTACAGGTGACAACCAAACCAGATTAAAAAATGTAACTGACACTACTTATATGTATGGTCAATCTAGTTGGGCTAACTTAACTAACTATTATGGCGCAGTAAACCCTAGTGGTAACGCCACCTTTACCATAAGTGCTCAAAAGACATTTCAATTGGAGTATATAGCTAACTCTACTGGCGGTACTTATCCTTATCGTTTAGGTTGGTCACAAACTGACAACGGCGTTGATGATATTTGGACTACTGTATTAATTAGCAAAATAGGTTAAACAATGAAATACGCATTAATTACAAACGGCGTTGTAGATTGCATCGCCTACACTCAAAGAGAAGGATTCATTGAAGTAGCTGATGATGTTTATGGTGGTATGGTTCAATTAGCTGATGGCACATTTGATCTAAGTGATGAAGTTAAAGCAGCTAATCAAGCAGCTCTAGCAACACAATATCAACGTGATCGTGCAGCAGCATACCCCTCAATAGGCGATCAACTAGACATGATCTATCGTGCCGGTCTTGGTGGTGACGAATTCCAAGCGGCTATTGCTGCCGTTAAAGCGGAGTATCCTAAGCCATGAGTAAAATAAAAGTAACAACAATATCTGATCCAGATAACGACAATACGGCGATTACCGTAGATACCTCTGGCAATGTTACGTTTGCTCAGAATGCAACCTTTAGTGGGAGTATTACTGGTGATGGCTCTAGTCTAACTGGTATTTCAAGCTACGCAGATTCAGACGCACTTGATCTATTTAACGTGACTGGTTCTGCGCCAGTATATGCATGTCGTGCTTGGTGTAATTTTAATGGCACTACAAACACAATCAATGCGTCAGGAAATATTAGCAGTGTAACTGATCAAGGCTTAGGTGATTATCAGTTTAATTTCTCTACTGCAATGCCTGATGTTAACTACGCTTGGTCATGTAGTTGGGATGGTTCTAGAGGTCAAAGCGCATGGGCTGCTGATCCTAATGCCTCACCTTCTTGGCATCTTACAACATCATTACGCATTGAGTGGGAAAACACCTATGCGGATACTTATACCAATGCTGATTTAACAACCGCAACCATGATGGTTATAAGATAAGGAATAAACATGAATCAACGAATTATTTACCAAACAGATGACGGCGGTGTAGCAGTAATTATTCCTGCTGACTGCGGTTTAACAATTGAAGAAATTGCAGCTAAGGATGTACCAGAAGGTAAGGCATATCAGATCGTAGATGTGTCTGAGATTCCTTCAGATCGTACTTTTCGTGATGCTTGGGAGTGGTCAGAATGATTACTGTAAACATTAACAAAGCTAAAGACATCACTAAAGATCGTCTACGAGCTGAGCGTAAGCCATTGCTAGAAGCTCAAGACGTAGCGTTCCAACGTGCTTTAGAGTCAGGCGCAGACACCACAGCTATCGTGGCTGAGAAGCAACGTCTGCGTGACATTACAAACCAAGTAGACAGCATGACAACTGTCGAAGAGCTAAAGGCTGCTTCAGTAGAGGCTTAACGTGACAGTAATCGTTACTGGTGATGGTGATTTAACAGGTTTAAGTACCGATTCGTTTAACAACGTCACCAAGTCATCTTCAGACCCTACAGCTACTGCTAACGTAGCATTAGGTCATATCTGGATTAACACAACTACTGGTGATCAGTATGTGTGTACTTCTGCAACTACCGATGACAACGAATGGACTAATGTTGGTAGAGGCGAAGATAATGTAAACATGACTAGACCAATTGTTGCTACAGGCGGCACTATAACTACTGACGGTGATTGGAAAATTCATACATTTACTTCTTCAGGAACATTTACAGTAACTGATGCAGGTAAAAATGCAGGTAACGTTGAATACTTGATTATCGCCGGTGGTGGCTCTGGCGGTGGTCGTAAATCCTCAAGTAGAGGTGCAGCCGGTGGTGCAGGAGCCGGTGGTTATCGCTCATCTTGTTCTGATGATACTTATTCTGGTGGTGGAGCTTCTGTTGAATCTGCTATTACAGTTACAGCACAGGCTTATGCAGTTACTATTGGAGCAGGTGGCTCTGGTGTTGGCGAAGATGCCGGTGGCATTCAAGGAAATAACTCATCTGCATTAGGAATTACATCTACCGGCGGCGGCAGAGGTAGCTGCTATGACGCCGCTACTTACCGAAACGGCGGTGATGGTGGTAGTGCAGGTGGTGGCGCTACTTATGGTGTATCTGGCACTCCCGTATCCGGACAAGGTTATGCAGGTGGCGGTACTGTTTCGTCTTATGATGGTAGCGGTGGTGGCGGCGCAGGAGCAGTAGGCGCAACTGCCACAAGCTCTGGAACAGCCGGAGCAGGTGGCGCAGGTCAGTATTCTTTGATAACAGGTACTTCAACGGCTAGAGCGGGTGGCGGTGGTGGCTCTGCTTACAGCGCAAATCAATATGGCTCAGGCGGTGTAGGTGGTGGTGGTCATGGTGACTCAGGCAGTGGTACCGCTAATACTGGCGGTGGTGGTGGTGCGGCAAAATGGCTTATACCATCTGGCTCAGGTGGCTCAGGTATTGTAATCCTTCGCTACAAGTTTCAAAACTTATAAGGAACACAAATGGCTATTACGATTAACGGCGGTGGAACAATTACAACAGGTGTTGATGCACTTGATGATGTAACTGTATCTGCATCAGCCCCTACAGCCACTGAGAATGTAGCACTAGGTCACTTGTGGATTAATACTACAACTGGTGAACAATACATTTGTGTAGGCGCAACTACAGACGATAACGAATGGGCTAATACCGGTAGAGGTACTGATAACGTCAATATAGCAGAGTACCCTGCTGCAACTGGTGGCACTGAAACTACGGTTGGCGATTATAAATACCATACGTTTACGTCTTCTGATTCAATAACATTTACCAATGTGGGTAATGCTAAAGGTTCTAACACTATCGATTACCTAGTCGTTGCAGGCGGTGGCGGTGGTGGTAACTATTATTACAGTGGTGGCGGTGGTGCCGGTGGCGCAGTTCAAGTTACAGGAGCAACACCGACATTAACCACTTATTCAATAACTGTAGGAGCCGGTGGTGCTATGCAGGTACAAGGCTCAAACAGTGTTATTACCGGACTTAGCACTACTGCAATTGGTGGTGGTTATGGAGCTACTTATAACAGTATTGCCGCAGGTACTGGTGGCTCTGGTGGCGGTGGTAGTCTATATGTAGCTGTTAGCACTGGTGCGGCAGGTACAGCAGGTCAAGGTAATACTGGTGGTAGAGGATCAGGCTATTCCACTTATGCAAGCAACGGTGGCGGCTCAGGTGGCGGTGGAGCAGGAGCAGCCGGTCAAGATGTACAGGGTGTTGCAGTAGCAGGTTACGGCGGTGCAGGTATAACTTGGCTTGATGGCAATAAGTATGCCGGTGGTGGCGGTGGTGGTCTTTATAGATACACTGGCGAAGATGGTAACGGTGGCGACACTTGGTCATACGGTGGCGGCAAAGGTGGCGGTAATACGTTTGATGGTATTGGTACTGGCGGCGCAGGTGTAGCAAACACAGGCGGCGGTGGTGGCGGCTCAGGTTTAAACAATTATCCGGGCGGCGCAGGTGGCTCTGGCATCGTAGTCATTCGCTACAAGTTTCAAAACTAAGGATTAAACATGGCACATTTTGCAAGAGTAAATATTCAAATGCTTGTAACTCAGGTAATTGTAGCTGAGCAAGAGTTTATCGATACTCTGCCAGATGCAGGTTCTTGGGTACAAACCTCATACAACACTCGTGGTGGTGTTCATTATGGTAAAGATGGTCAACCTGATTATGGCACACCATTGCGTAAGAATTTCGCAGGTATTGGCTTCAAGTATGACGTAGAGCGTGATGCATTTATTCCACCACGTCCTTACGCATCTTGGGTTTTAGATGAAGATACCTGTTGGTGGGAAGCACCGATTGCTATGCCTGAGTTAACTCAAGAGCAGCTTGATGCAGGTGTTTATTATTTCTGGGACGAGGACACATACCAAGATGACAATACTCAAGGTTGGATTCTCGTTGATGAGGTATTGTCATGACTGATCCTAAAATAGATACACCACCGATTATTGAAGGTATAATTGGTCAAACAACGGAGATAGCCAATGGCTGATTCAACTACTACAACTTACGCTTTGACAAAGCCCGAGGTCGGAGCTTCTGAAGATACTTGGGGTACTAAGCTCAATACCAACTTTGATGCGTTAGATGATTTGCTCGATGGCACGACTGCTATTTCACCTAACTTATCTTCTCTGACTATAGATGGCACAGCTGTTACATCTACTGCGGCAGAGTTAAACATCCTTGATGGTGCGACTGTTACCACAGCGGAATTAAACACATTAGATGGATTTACAGGCACAGTAGACGATCTAAACTATGCCAAAGATTTACGCGCAACAGGCGTAACTGCTGATGAGTTTGATAAATTAGATGGCTTAACATCGACTGCTGCTGAGCTTAATTTGCTTGATGGTTCTGTGGCTAACACTGTTGTGAATAGCAAAGCGGTCATTTATGGCTCAGCAGGTGAAGTTCAGGCAACTACTGTTGATCTTGGTGACTGGACTATTACGCAGTCAGGAACATCGTTAAAATTTTCTTATGACGGCACGGTTATGTTTGAATTATCGTCAACAGGCGCATTAAGCGTTGCTGATGACGTTACTGCATTCGGTACACTCTAATGACGCTGCAAACATCTGGTGCAATTAGCTTAGGTGACATTGGCACTGAGTTTGAAGATTCAGCGCCACACTCATTGTCTGAGTTTTATGGTGCAACATCAGGCATACCTGCGTCTGGCGCAATAAGCATTGGTGATTTTTACGGAAAATCATTTGCTCCTACATCGATTGTCCGCACGTCTTCAGCGCGATACGGCGGCACTTCAACAAATATGACGGTTACTGGTGTCAGTATTGGCACTGCCGCATCAAATCGTTATGTGGTTGTTGCTATTGCAAAGCGTTATTATCAGCAAACAAGTTGCACTATTGGCGGAGTAACAGCCACTGAAGCTGTAACTTGTCCTGGCGGTATTGGTATTTGGTATGCATTGGTTCCAACAGGCACTACAGCAGATATTAACTTTACAACTACTAACAATAGCGGTGCTTATGCTGCTTTGACCACTTGGGCTGTTTACGGCGGTGATCCTGCAAACTGGGTTGCGTATGACGGCTATTGCGACATTGCTACTGCATCGTTTAACTTTGATACTCCGGCAACGCCTAGTGCGATGTTGGCTGTAAATTTTGAGGATGATCAGACAAGTAATAGCTTTAGTGGTGACTTATCAACGATTGCTGCATATGATTTGAATACATCTGACTACTGTGCATTTGGTGAAGGTATTTTCTCAACTGCTGCCACAGGGCGCCTTGCATACTCAACAATGGGTAGTGGCTTAGGCGCTGATGCTCATGCGTTTTTCCTTATTAAATAGGTGAAGAAATGGCACTTATACCGCTAAAAATACCCGCAGGAATTTACCGTGTTGGCACCGACTTTGAAAACTCAGGTCGTTGGCATGACGCCAACCTAGTTCGCTGGCAAAATGGCTCACTTCGCCCAGTTGGCGGTTGGCAGCAAAAATGCGATGTAAGTGCAAGTATTACGGCTGCGCCTCGACAGGTGCATACTTGGATCGATAACAGCGCAAACTCAAACATCGCGATAGCAACCGCTAACGAGGTTATATACGTTTCAAGTGGATGTACGGCTGTTGATTTGACTCCAGCTGGCTTTGTTGCCGGTGATGAAGATGCAAGCACCAATACAGCATATGGCGGTGGTTTTTACGGTGGTAACAATAACGGCTCGCTGTACGGCAAGAAGCAGCCATCTACTGGCGTATTCCAAGAGGCTGACTCATGGTCGCTAGATAACTGGGGTGAGTACCTTGTTGGCTGCGCCACATCCGATGGAAAGTTATACGAATGGGATTTAGTTCCAACTAATACATTCGCACAAATAGCTAATTCGCCAGAAAATTGCAAAGGCTTAATTGTTACGGCAGAGCGTTTCATCTTTGCGCTTCAGGCTGATGGCAGCCCACGAAAGATTGCTTGGTGTGACCGTGAGGACAACACCACATGGACTGCGACTGCAACTAACGAAGCAGGTGATTTTGAGCTAACGACTAACGGCGAAATTATGCAAGCCGCTCGCGTTCGCGGTAACACTTTAATAGTGACCACTACTGACGCACACTTAGCTACATATCAAGGCGCTCCATTTGTTTACGGATTCCAACGTGTAGGTTCTGCCTGTGGTACATCTTCACGTCATGCTGTTGTGGCTGTTGATAATGGCGCATTCTGGATGGGTAAAGAAGCATTCTTCATGTTTGACGGCTCAGTTGCTAGACAAATGCCATGTGACGTTTCTGATTATGTATTTGATGACATAAATCACAACCAGATCACTAAAGTTTATGGTGTGCAAAACTCGGAATATGGAGAGATTTGGTGGTTCTATCCTTCATCTGGTGCAACAGAGTGTGATTCATACGTTGCATACGATTACCAAGAAAACCATTGGCATATCGGTCGCATTGACCGCACTTGCGGTGCTGATCAGGGAGTATTTGACGAGCCACTTTGGACAGATGCAAGTGGAATCATTTACAACCATGAGCTTCATGGCGTACCTCACGGCACATCTACAGCGTATGTAGAATCTGCGCCAATCTCGCTTGGAAATGGTGACACGGTGATGAAAGTCAACCAATTGATCGGTGACGAAGAAACGCTTGGTGACGTGAAGGTTCAATTCATGACCAGATTCCATCCAAACGACACACAGCGCGTTTATCCTTCGGCAACGACATATTACAGCCTAACCAATATGCCAACCTCTGTGCGCTTTACAGGTCGTCAGGTGAGGATTCGCATTGAAGCGGATAGTAGTGCTGATTGGCGTGTCGGAACAATGCGTATTAACGCAGAGTCTGGTGGTCGCCGATGAGCGAAATACCCCCACAGCCATTCGGTACATTTCAGCAGTGGGGCGAAAGGCTGAATGCTTACCTTCTTCGCGTTCGTGACAAGCTAGGGTTCAAAGACTCTAACTCAAGAGCGACGCAAGACGGTATTTTGCTATGGGATCCAGTAACACAGCAGGTTGTCGTATCTCACGATGGCGAGTGGCAAGGCTTAGGTCACAACGACTACGGTTCGTTCTACACAACGACTACTTTTACGGCAGCAGCGGCTAATACCGCTTATCCGATCACATGGTCAGATGTGGTGGCTGAAGCTCACATTACCCGTGATGACACCAACACAAGTCGTATCTACTTTGATCACGCAGCAACGTACCAGATTGACTTCTCGTGTGAGCTGCAATCAAACAACAACTCTGCCAAATCGGTTTACATCTTCCCTAGAATTAACGGCGTAGACATCCCATACAGCACAATCAAGCATTCGATTAAAGACTCTGGTGAGAGCAAGGTTGTCAGCCGTTCTGGTATATTTACAGTGTCAGCCGGTGATTATCTTGAGGCAATTTACGCCGTCACAGATACAGCACTAAGAATTCAAGGGTCGGCAGCTACGGCATTTGCACCTGCTGCTGCATCCGCAACTCTCATGGTCACAGAGGTTAAAGTATGAGTAATTTAGAGGTCGTAGCGTCAAATATTGATGTGGTACAAGAAGATGTGTTTGAACAGCTAGAGCGTTGCCGTGGCTGGATTGAGTCTGCTCTGGCATATTCTGGCGGTACTCACGATTTCTTCGATATTGTACGAGGCGTCATGTCAGGTTATATGCAGCTCTGGACTGGCGAAAACGGATGTGCAGTTACTGAGATAACGGTGTATCCTAAGCGCAAGATACTGCATGTATTCCTAGCAGGTGGTAATATGCAGCAAATACTAGATTTTGAGGCGTCTGCAATCGAGTTCGCGAAACTAAACGGTTGTAACGCATTGAGCTTAGCTGGGCGTAAGGGTTGGGCTAAAGTTCACAAAGACCGTGGGTGGAAAGAAGCCCACGTTACGATGATTAAGGAGTTCTGATATGGGCGGCGGCGGCAAAGGCGGCGGTCAAACGCAAACCACTGAGATACCAGCGTGGTTGCGTGACCCTACAATTCGTAACTTAGAGCGTGCTGAGACTGTTCAGCAGATGGAATATCAGCCGTGGACAGGTATTGATGTGGCGGCACAGACTCCAATGCAACAATTAGCTAACCAGCAAGGTATTCAGGCAGCTCAAGCGTTTGGTATGGCTCCGATGGGCTTTGATCCGAATGCAGGTATGCCACAGGCTACCACTCAGGGCGGCATGACTGGTTACAGCTCATTCCCAATGTTCCAAGCAGCTAAAGCGGCAGCAGAAGCAGCTGACCCACGTTCTGCTCAAATTCGTGATGTTCTTTACGGATCACCTGCAAGTAAACGTACTTATGGCAGTGTAGACCCAGCCTCACTTGGCGGCGTGAACTACGTTGCTGAAATGCAGAAGAAAGGATTAGTATAATGGGCGCAGCAGCAGGCGGAATGACCGCAAACCCAATGCAACAAGCATCTCTGGCTCAGCAGGGTGCTTTGTACGGTACAGCAGGTGCAGGGACGGTAGCAGGCGCTAACTTATCGCCGTACATGAATCCTTACACACGTAACGTCATCGGTGGATTACAGCAAGAAGCAGCTCGTGGTATGGCGATTGGCGCTAACCAATTAGGCACACAAGCAACTCGAGCAGGTGCATTTGGCGGCTCACGTCACGGCATTGCTCAAGGTCAGATGATGGGCGACATCATGCGTGGTGTTAATCAACAGACTGGTCAATTAATGCAATCTGGCTTCCAGAACGCTCAACAAATGGCTCAGCAAGATATCCAGAACCGCATGGCTCAGGCACAGCAGCTTGCAGGTCTTGGTCAACAGTCATTTGGTTATGGTCAAGCTATTCAACAAAATCTTGCTCAACAAGGCACAGCTCAGCAAGCTCTACAACAAGCTCTTATCGATGCTGCGAAAGCTCAGTATGCTGGTTATCAGCAAGCTCCGGTTTCTGGCTTAGGCATCATGACTCAGGCTCTAGGTGCTTCACCTCACGGTCAGACTCAGACATCACAACGTCAATTAGGCTTGATGGACTACCTCACCGCAGGTGCATCTATTGCCGGTATGATGCCGTCAGATGTTCGCTTGAAGACCAATATCAAGGTGACAGGCAAGCTAGAAAGCGGCTTGAATACTTACTCTTGGGATTGGAATGCAGAAGGCGAGAAGCTAACTGGCGACAAATCAAGCTCAGGCGTGATCGCTCAAGAGGTAGCAGAGATGTTCCCAGAAGCGGTTATCACAGGTGATCATGGTTACATGATGGTTGACTACAGCCATCCAGAATTAAAAGGGGCAATCTAATGGGTGCTTCATCAGGCGCACCAACTATGGGTGCAAGCGCAGGCGCAAATCTTGATTTAATGTCTAACGCTAACTTGGCATCTATGCCAAATGTTAGCTTTGGCACAGGTCAAATGCCTTCAGGTGTCGGCGTAGCTGACAATCTTGGCGCAGGTATGCCTACTGGCGTAGCGGGTAGTCAAGGCGCTTCAATGCCTAGTGGTATTGGCGGCGACATCCCAACTACTCCAATGGGTCAGCAACAAGCTGGCATGTTAGGTGATAGTCAGAGTAAGCAGTTTGACTTTAAAGGTCTTTCTGAAGACTTAACCAAGATGCAGCAGCAAAGCAAGATGCCAGCAATGTCACCTGTTAATACACAAGCATCAGGCGTAGCTCCGGCTGCTCCAACAATGATTTACGGTATGCCACAGGGTGTATCAGGCGCTATGCAAGCAATCCAAGGTGCAGGTGGCTCAGGTATGCCAATGGGTATCATGGGCGGAATGAACAAACCTCAAGGGTACTAATATGTTAATGGAGTTTTTGCGTAACCTAGCAATGGGCGCTATTGCGGACGAAGTGCGCAAAACCCCACAAGGCAAAGATATTCAAGAGGAATACGTTGCACCAGTCGCTAATAGACTAATGGATGCAATTATTCCACCTGCGGCTGCTTCTGGCGCTGATGCTATTGATACATCACGTCAAGACCAATTAGACGCTTTGATTGCGGCTGAGAATCGTATGCAGCCACAACCTACAGCAAATCCTTTACCACAGATGCAAATGCCAGCTCCGGCTAATCCTAGCGGTGAGATTGTTCCAATTGAAGAAATGACTCGTCGTCCTGTTGTTCAGCAAGCATATCCAAGTAGCCTTTCTGATGTTCAGATGCCGCCTACTGCTGAAGAGCGAGCAATGCAAACTCAGGATTTTGTACGTCAAAATACAGTTCCAGAAAAACTCTCTGAGCAACAAGCTGCGGCTAAAGTTACTGAGACTGCTAAGCGTTTACAGGCTGAAGCTCCAGATGCAAAGGAAGATGAAGTCATTGCTGCGGCTGTTGTCGAGGAAGGCAAGAACGACCCATCATTCTTTGATGCTCTAGGTGGCAAGATTGGTGACTTCTTTGGTAGCGAAAAGAATATGCTTAGCTTGGCTCTAGCATTCAACACTTTACGTTATCAACCAGACCAAGGCTTAGCTTCTGTATTGGGTAAGCGTCTTGAGACGATTGGCACAGAAAGCAAGCAAAACAAAACAGCACAAGTACTACTTAAAAGCGCAGACCCTAAGCAGCAAGCTATTGGTAAAATGATGCTTGCAGGTGTTAGCTACAAAGATGCACTGGCTATGTCTAAAGAGACTGACTTTGACAAGAAGTGGCGTTTAGCTGGTAGTGACTTAGAAAAGTACAACAAGTATTTTGGTAGCAAAGGTACAACCGTTACTGTTGGCGGCGCTGGCTCTAAAGGTCTTGAAGAAGTTGATAAAACATTTGGTAAAGACTGGTCTGCTTGGACTCAAGGTGGCGCAGCAAGCGTTCGTAAGAACCTTGGTACATTACGTACTGTTATAGACAGCATCAAAGAAGGTAAGAACCTATCAGGTACTCTGATTGGTCTTGCTCCAGACCAAGGACTTAATTTATTTGCACCAGAAGCTAAAGCAGCTCGTGACCGTGTGGCTGGTGTTGTTCAACAATCATTGAAAGAGACATTGGGCGCTCAATTCACTGAGAAAGAAGCAGCACAATTAATTCAACGTGCTTACGACCCTGCGCTTGACGAGACAGAAAACTTAGCTCGTCTTGAAGCATTGGCGCTAATGATTGAGTCAGCTGCTAAAGCTAAGCAAGAAGCAATGGATTACTTCGGTAAAGATTTCACAATGCTTGGATTCAAGCAGACCGAGATGCCAACAGCTCAAGACTTCTACGATGCTATGGACCAAGCAGCTTCACGCATTACTCCATTCAGACAGGGTGAGTCAACTAAGACTGGTACAGTAAAGACATTTACTACTGCTGACGGAACAACAGCCAATTACAGTAAAGTTAAAGAGGGTCCTGATAGCGACCCATCAACTTGGAAGAAGGTAGACTGATATGGCTGAAAGAGCGCCTTGGGAAACTCCTGCTACTACAGCATTGGCAGCAGAGGCTGCGCCTTGGGACCAAGTTGAATCTCAGAAGCTACGTACATCTGCACAAGGTGCTACGTTTGGTTGGGCTGACGAGATTGAGGCACTAGCTCGCGCTGCAACTGGTGAAAACTACGATGAAGTTGTAACTGAGATTCGTAACAAGCTAAGAGCTTATCAGCAAGCAAACCCAACAGAAGCTCTGACCATGGAGATGCTAGGCGCAGTTGCTCCTACAGCCGCTCTAATGATGACAGGTGTTGGCGCTCCTACTGCTGTAACTACTATTGGCAAAGGCTTGCAGATGGCAGGTATTGGCGCTACTGAAGCAGGCTTAACTGCGTTAGGAACTGGTGAAGGTGGTCTTGTTGAGCGTGCAGGTCGAGTTCCTGCGGCAGCTGCTACTGGCGCAATTGCAGCTCCTATTATGGGTGCTGTTGTTGCAGGCTCAGGTCAGGCATTAAATAAATTTACTAACTTTGTACGCTCTAAGTTTGGCGACCGTCTTGCTGGACCTGTAGAGGCTGAAGTAAATCGCTTAGTACAAGAGACAGGCAAGACACCTGACGAGATTATCAATGACCTATTAGAAGGTCGTTTGATGACTGAAAACGAAACACTGGTTAAGTCATTGCGTGCTTATCGTGGTCGTGGTGGTGAAGCTGGCGCAAGAGTTGGCGAGGTTATTGGTCGTCGCGCACAAGAAACACAATCACGCGCTATTGATGATTTGCAGCGTGGTCTAGCACCTAAAGCTAGTGACAACGTATATCGCGATATTCGTTTAGGCGAGAAAGAGTTCAAGCGTAAAGAAGGTGAAGCATATAAGGAAATATTTGCTCAGCGCCAAGAAATATCTCGTGATATGACAGATACATTATCTGAGGCGCTTACTCGTATGCCAGATGCGGCAACTGAGCTAAACAAGATTTACAAGGCTCGTGGTGGCTTGGTTCCGTTCTTCCAGATTGGCGAGAATGGCGCATTAAAGATTATTCGTCAGCCTACTGTTGAAGATGCTGAGATTGTTCGCCGTGCATTGTCAGAAGCTACTGGCAAGTCATATCGTGAAGGCTCAGGCTCAATTGGTGAGGCATTGGGTGATTTAGAGAAGTCTCTACGTCGCCAATTAGATGATGAAGCACCTGCATTAGCTCAGACTCGTCAGAATTGGAGTACATTGAATCGCGCTCGTGAATCGTTCGAGAGCGGTCGTAAGCTCCTGTCAGGCGATTTAGAAGAGCGTTTGTTCTCTATTGAAGAAGTATTGAAGCGTGGCAATGAAGGCGAAATTAAGGCTTTACGTGCAGGCTTTATGAACCAACTCAAGAATAAATTTGCGACTCAGGGAACTATCTCTAAGCGTCTAGCGGATGAGAACAGCAAAGAAGGTCAAATCTTCCGTGCTATTTACCCTGATGGTCCAGACCGTCAACGCGTTATTCGTAACCTTGAGACAGCTGGTATTGCTAAAGATGTTGAGCGTCAGGTTAAGTTTGGCTCACCAACATCTCAGGATTTGGCTGCGGCTCAGCGTATCGGTCAGAATGTGTCAGCTGCTGATGTACAAGGTGCAGCGGTAGGTCATATTCCTAGCATGATGCGAGTTGGCTCTGGATTGATTCGTTCGATGTCACCTGACCTTACGCCAAAACAGCGCGAGCAAGTTATTGGTATCATTATGACTGAAGACCCAGACGTACTACGTCGTGCTTTCTACGATGATACTGCGATGTCAGCTTTGCAGCGAAGAGTCTCACAGATTCTGCGTGGCAGCTCAGAAGTAGCTAAAACTGGTATATTGCAGCAACTAGGTGAGCAAGCTGGCGAAGCTGCCCCAATGGATTTCACAGGGAAACTTAAAGCGCTATGAAACTTGAGCCAATGAATGATGATGCAATCGAGTCAGTTGCTCGTGATGCAGTAGACCGTGCTATCGACTTTATTGAGTCAGAGATTGCAGAAGACCGTATCAAGGCTCAACGCTACTACGATGGCGAAGTTGATATCGGTGAAGAAGAAGGTCGTTCTAAAGTAGTTGCTACCAAGGTTCGCGATACCATCCGTCAGATTAAACCTAGTCTGATGCGTATCTTCTTATCTAACGAAAACTTCGTTGAGTACATCCCACGCAATCCACAAGACGTTATGTCTGCTGAGACTGCGACTAAGTACATCCACGCTAAGTTCAATGAGAACAATGGCTACAAGGTTCTATCTGACGCATTCCAAGACGCACTACTCAAGAAGGTAGGCGTTGTTAAGTGCTACTGGGACGAGTACGTAGAATCTGAGATTCACGAATTCTCTAACCTAACTGAAGACGAGATGGCATTCCTTGCAGCTGATGAGTCAGTAGACATCATCGAGCAAGAGATGGAGATGGAAATCTCAGTAGACGAGATGGGCATGGAAGTGCAGACACCTCGTTACGAGATGAAGATTATGAAGCGTAACCAGAAAGGTACGCTACGTGTCGAATCTGTCCCACCTGAAGAGTTCTTCGTAAACCGTGAAGCTGTATCAATTGAAGACTGTTACGTCTGTGGTCAGCGTACAGAAGTTCGCGTATCTGATTTAGTTGAGATGGGTTACGACTTTGACGAAGTGTCAGAGTTGTCATCCATTTCTTACAACGACACTATGTCTGAGGCTGAGCAGTTTGAGCGCCGTGGTTACGACACCATGGAAGACCAATACTCAGAACTCGACCCATCTATGAAGCTCGTGGCTATCACTGAGGCTTACATGAAGATGGACGTAGATGGCACAGGTATCGCCCAGCTGCACAAAGTCACTCTAGGTGGCTCTGAGATGAAGCTATTGGACTATGAGCCATGCTCAACCATCCCATTTGCTATCTTTGAATCTGATCCTGAACCTCACACATTCTTTGGTAACTCAATCGCTGACCTAATCGTTAATGACCAAGACGCAGCTACAGCGATGCTGCGTGGCGTACTCGACAATATTGCTATGACTAACTCACCTCGATTGGCGATGGTTGAGGGTCAAGTCAATATCGATGACCTTCTCAATAACGAGATTGGTGGCATCGTCCGAATGCGCCAAGCTGGAGCGGTACAAGAGATGTCAGTGCCATTTGTGGCAGGACAGACTCTAGGCGCTCTTGAGTACTACGACCAGACTATCGAGCAGAAGACTGGCGTAGGTCGTGCTTCTAACGGCTTAGACCCTAACGCTCTACAGAACACCACTGCTACGGCTGTACAGATGACTATGTCGGCAGGTCAAGGTCAGATTGAGGTAATCGCACGTAACTTCGCTGAAGGCGGCATGACACGTTTATTTAAGCTAATGTTGAAAGCATTGGCAGAGAACAGCCCAGAAGACGAAATGATGCGTATTGCTGGCGACATGTTTGCGCCAATCGACCCACGCTCTTGGAATACCGACATGGGTATTTCAGTCAATGTAGGTTTGGGTACTGGTAAAGAAGACGAGAAGGCTGCTGCATTGCAAATGACCCTACAGACCCAGATGGGTATCTATCAGTCTTATGGAGCGCAGAATGGTGTCGTGTCTCTTACTAACATTCGTAACACTCTTGCTGATATCTTGGCTCTCGGTGGTCTGCGTAACGCTGATCGGTACTACGCGCCAATGAACCCACAGATTGAACAGCAGTTAATGATGATGCAGCAACAAATGGCTGCACAACAACCACCTGTTCCAGACCCTAATCAAGCACTAGCTCAGGCTCAGGTACAGGCTGAGATGATTAAGGCTCAGGCTAAAGCTCAGTCTGATATGGCTAAGATTCAGCTAGATGCTCAGAAAGCATTGGCTGAGGACGACCGTCAGCGTGACCAGATGGATCAAGACTTACTGGTTAAGGCAGCTGAGATTATCGGTAAATACGGCACTGCTGTAGATATTGAGCGCATCAAGAGCATGCAGAACGAGCCACGTTATGCTGACGTAGCTCCACAAGAGGCAGTTCCACAAGCGAGATATTAATGGAAAGTATTAAAGACAAGGCACTCCGCTACCGGAACCTGTCTAAAGATGAGACCTTTAGAGAACTAATTGAGAACGTCGCAAACGAACAAGTTGCGGTATTTTTAGACCCCTCGTCATCGGTTGACGCTATTGATGACGCTAGGGCGATAGTGGTAGCATTAAAGAACATAGATAGAACAATTCAGCGAATCCTCGATGAAGAGTCTATTTATGACAAGCACAATTCGTAACTAGCAAAGGGGGACTCAGTACCGTGAATGCGACTGAACCTATGAGCATTGACCAAGCTGTTGAAGCATTGGTCGAACCAGAAACTACCGAAGAGGTAGTAGAAACAGAATCTCAGTCGGCGTCAGAGCCAGAGGCAGAGTTAGAGGAAGAGCAACCCGAAGCGGACTCTTTCGATGAAGACGAAACCGAAGACTACGACGACGATGAACCGGAATCGGACGACGCGGACGATGAAGGGGATGAGGACTACGAAGACGACGTAGACGAATCTGAGGACGAACAAGACCCTGAAGCAGAACTCATCACCGTTAAGGTGGACGGAGTCGAAACACAGGTAACCCTTGAAGACCTCAAGAAAGGATACAGCGGTCAGAAGTATGTCCAACAAGGTATGCAGAAAGCAGCCGAGGCACGTAAAGAAGCCGAGAGTGTATATGCGTCCTTGATGAGTGAACGGCAGAAACTTGCAGAGCTGGTAAACAGTGTTCAGCAAGGCAATCTGACGCCACCGAAAGAACCAAGCCGTGAGCTGTTTGACAGTGATCCTATTGGCTACATGGAAGCCAAGATGAATTACGACGAACAAGTAAAGGCTTACCAGCAGAAGGTTGGACAAGTTCAACAGCAGATGCAACAACAGTCACAGGCTGAGCAATATGCTAAGAACGCTTACATCCAACAAGAAGTTGGTAGATTGGTTGAAGTTATGCCAGAACTTGCTGACCCGAAAAAAGCGGAAGCATGGCAGGCACGTATTAACAAAGCAGGCGAAAAGTTTGGATTCTCCAAAGAAGAGCTTGCTGCTGTAGACAATCACCGAGTGATGTTGGTGTTAGACGCAGCTGCTAGATACATGGAACTTCAGAGTGGTAAAGAGATTGTTCGACAAAAGTCTAAGAAGGCTCGCAAACCTGTTAAGGCAGGCGCGAAAAAGATTAGTACTAAGTCAGAAGCTGTTCGCAAACAACGCGACAAACTAAGACAGAGCGGTTCTATTGAGGACGCAATGTCACTGATACTTAATCCAAACTTGAAGTAATTTAAGGAGACTTAATCATGGCACAGCCAAGTAATACTTTTGACAGCTACGATGCTGTCGGCATCCGCGAAGATTTGCGCGATGTAATCTACAACATCTCTCCAGAAGAGACCCCATTCCTGTCTAAGTGTAAGAAGTCAAAAGCGACTAACACTTATCACGAGTGGCAGACTGACTCATTGCGTTCATCAGCAGCTAACGCGCACATTGAAGGTGATGCAACTACTGCTGAAGCTCGCTCTGCGACTGTACGTCTGGGCAACTACACTCAAATCTTCAAGAACGCAGTTGTTGTTCCTGATACCGACGAAGGCTTGAACAAAGCTGGTCGTGCTAAGGAAATCGCGTATCAAACAATGAAGATTGCTAAAGAGCAGAAGTTGGACATCGAGAAGGCACTTTTCGACAACAACGCTCGTGTAGCAGGTGACTCTTCTACAGCTCGTGAACTAGCAGGCGCTCCAGCTTGGTTGACCACCAACACTGACTTTGGTGCAAACGAAGGTGCAGACCCTACTACTATCGGTTCAACAGCTCGTACTGACGAAACCACTACTTTGATCGCATTCGACCAAGACCGTTTTGACGGTGTAATGCAGTCAATCTGGGAAGCAGGCGGCAAGCCAAACACTGTTTACTTGTCAGCGTTCCAGATGAACAAAGCATTGGCTTTCACTGGTATGAACAACCAGCGTTCAACCATCGGTGCTTCTGTTGGCGGTACTAACGCAGTAATCAATGCAGTTGACGTTTACGTTACTCCATGGGGTACTGTTGAGTTCATGCCTTCTCGTGAGAACCGCTCACGTGACGTGTTCATCATGCAAGATGACATGTGGGAAGTTGCAGAGCTACGTCCAATGAAGAACACTCAGTTGGCGAAGACTGGTGACAACACCTCTCGTCAAATCGTTACTGAGTTGACTTTGGTCGCTAAGAACGAAGCTGCTAACGGCGGCGTGTTCGACAACACTATTTCTTAATGGTGTAAAGTAAGAGGGGTGGCTTCGGCTGCCCCTTTTTTTTATGGAGTTTTAAGATGAAAGCACAGGTCGTAATCGGCGCTTTATTTATAAATGACGTTAAGTATCGTCGCGGCGATATTGTTGAAGTTGACGATATTCATAAGTACGGCACAAAGCTGCAAGAATATGTAGAGCCACCTAAGCCAGTAAAGAAGAAAGTGGCTAAGAAGAAGGCTACCAAGAAGGTCGAAGATGGCGAAGATTAAAGAAGAGATTCTGTACGACAACCAGTTTGACAAGATTATTGTCAAGAAGTCGTATGACGACCAAGCCGAGCTTGACCGTGTAGCTCAAATCCGTAAAGATTCAGGCATCAACAAGTTTGGTTCTGATTACAAGTTTGTGGGCAGTGTCCCTACGCACCTAATCAGCGAATGGTTAAAAGAGGCTGGTATTTCATGGGATGACCCTGCTCGCGCAGATGTCATTAAAAAGAAGATGCTATCAGGCGAATTTGATCGTCTGAAGGCTTGGAAAGGCAAGTACTGATGGATATTGAAACAGCAGAAAGACTCTCAAAGCTAGAGACTCAGATGGATCAGCTAATTGGCTTGGTCGAAGAGAATCATAAAGACTTGCACGAGGTCAAAGATCAACTGACCAAGTGGAAAGGTATTGCCGGTGGTATTGCTATTGCAGTTTCGGTTCTATGGGCTGGCATCTTATTTATCATAGAAATGTTTAAGCGTTAGGCATTATGCATGTTAGACCCAGTCTCAATTATTGGTATAGCTACTACAGCCTTCAAGGGACTCAAGGCAGCAGTGGAAGCGGGTCGGGAGATCGAGGACTGCATCGGACAACTGAGTCAGTGGGCGGGAGCGATAGCGGACTTAGACAAGTCGGACGAGTTAATCAAGAAGAAGAAAAACTCGCTGTTCAGGTCGTTAGTGCCTTCCAATGGCAAGAGCATCCAAGCACAGGCTATGGAAGCATTCGCTGCAAAGCAAACAGCAGTGAAGCAACGGAACGAGTTACGCCAGTTGATCCAGTACACCGCTGGAAAGAACGGTTGGGACGAGTTTATAAGGATGGAATCGTCCATCAGAAAGGAGCGACAAGAAGCGTTATATGCTGAGATTGAGCGTCGCGAAAAGGTTAAAGACCTTTTTATCGGTATAGGCGTAGCCTTGTTCACCATTGGCACAATGGGTCTTGCTATATGGCTCATGGTTCTAATCAATGGGCATAAATGAACTCATACTGATATATGCAATGAACCATGGCGTCTGGTCTATGGATTCTGACGGTTTGCCACAAATCTGTCTTAAAGTTCCAATAGAGTCTACTGAAGAAAAGACCGAGTTTTTCCAAGGCTGCACTTCAGTTCCCGAAAAAATCCTAAATAAATGGCTTCAAGATAGCCATATTAAAGTTTAAGTGCTTGTTATTTATAGCAATATAGGTTTATAGTCATGCAACCAGTCATTATCAAATGGGTCGATATCACAACTGAGCTTGTTTGGAATGATGATAAACCAAAGGTAAAACCGTTAGAGTTTACTTCTATCGGGTTTTTAGTTGAAGACCGCGATGAGTATGTTGTTGTTAGTGATACTGATGGCGAGTGGGGTCAACATACTGCGTACCCGAGAGGGTGCATTCTTCAGATGAGGGAACTAAAAGATGGAAAACCTAACCGAGTTGCTAAAGTACGCAACGCAAGAACAAGCCGAAAAAATTAAGGCTTACGTTGATAGTGGGTATAACGCCACTGAGGCAGGCAAGATTGTTGGCTGTCACCGAACGAACATCATTCGTGGCATTGAAACTGCCCGTAGAACGGCTGTAAAGCGGGGATACGACCCCGAACACGACATGACCCACCCTGTGGCTCAGGGCTTCGCTGTAAAGGGTGTATCCACGTATTATGACGAAGACGGCAAGATTAAGGGTCAGTGGGTCAAATCACACGAAGATAAGCAAGCCCGCATAGACGCTCTTATAGAGCGATTAGAGAGCTTTGAGTGGAAACCCGCCCCCATCATACCCCTGAAGACAGAAAAGCACGACAGCGACCTCTGTACGCTTCTGACGTTGACTGACTTCCATCTTGGCATGTACGCCTACGGCAAAGAGACTGGTGACGACTGGAACACCGACATGGCGGCTAGTGAGTACATCTCAGCTATCCAAGAGATGTGTGACGGCTCACCTAATTCTGAGACTGGTATTCTGAACCTTCAGGGTGATTTTATGCACTGGGACGGCTTGGATGCGGTAACACCTACCAGTAAGCACGTTCTCGACGCTGATACCCGCTTCTCACGCCTAATAGACACGTCTTTGGACGTTATTATGGCATCGGTAGAAATCATGCTTGGCAAGTTCAAGCAGGTGAAGGTAATCGTCTGTGAGGGCAACCATGATCTAGTCGGCTCTATGTGGATTCGTAAAGCCATCAAGAAAATCTATGAGAACAACGAGCGTGTCGAGATTGACGACACTGACTTCCCATTCTACGCCCACCTACACGGCGATATCATGCTGGGCTTCCACCACGGTCATAAGGTCAAGAATAGTAACTTACCTGCCCTATTCTCATCAGAGCCTCGATACCGTAAAATGTGGGGTACAGCCCAATACACCTATATTCACACGGGTCACTACCATCACTCAGAGCAGATGATGGGTGAGGGTGGCGGAGCGATTGTCGAGAGACATCCTACGTTATCGGGCAAGGACGCATATGCAGCCCGTGGTGGATATCATTCATGGCGAGCAGCGCATGCAATCACATACCACAGTGATTTTGGCGAACATCGTCGAGTCACCGTAACACCGAAGTTTAAGGTAGAACATGACTGAAGAAGTGAAAGAAGTTGACCATAGCTCTGCGAAGGAAGTGGCGTCTAAGTTTATTGGCAAGTATGGTTTAGGCGTTGTACTTGTTTTAGTTCTGGCTGGTATCTACGCAGCAGGCTCATTAGAGGCAGGCACTTTAGCAGTAGTCATGTCAATGATATCTACTGTAGTGATGGCTGTAATAGGTATTCTAATGGGTATTACAGGTACTAAAGATAAAGAAGAGAAGCCAGAGATCACCATCATCCGTGACCTGATTGACAAGGCATCTAAAGAGGAATCACCTATGCAGGTTGACGTTTCTGACGGCAAGGTGACTGTTCGCAAGGGCGACTCAACTACTACGATGGAGCGTTAAAATGTTTGGATTACCTATTGAAGCTGTCAGCATGATCGGATCGACCGCTCTTGGTGGCTTGATGAAAATGTGGGGACAGGCACAGCAAGACAAAGCTGAGCAGTTCAAGCAAATGATGGCTCGTAACGGTCAGATCGAAGAAGGTGTGAACAATGCGCGAGCTATGCAGAATCCTAACGCAGCTTGGGTTCGTCGTTTTATTGTTGTCACTGCTATGCTTGGCGGGTTGGGTATTGTTTTCCTTGCTCCACTGCTTGGACAATCGACTAATGTGCCAATAGAAGTCACTTCAGGCTTCAAGTTCCTGTTCTTGGACTTCACTAACACTGCGACTGAATATCTTCAGCTAGACGGCTTTGTGACCCCAGAATGGCTACCTGTAGCCATAATGAATATTATCGGCTTCTACTTCGGCTCAGCCGCGATGCAGCGTAAATAATGAAGTTAGCCACATTATTAATAAGCACAGCATTATTAACCGGCTGCTCATCTCTGGGTTGGCTAGGAACTGGCGCAAGCGCACTAAGCGATTGTTCATCTGAATCGACCCCTTTATGCATCCGCATCAATGGAGCTACGAATGCCCGTTAAGAAAGTGAAAGGTGGTTACCGTTGGGGAACCTCTGGTAAAGTATACAAAACCAAAGCTGCGGCTGAGAAGCAAGGTCGCGCAATCTACGCATCAGGCTACAAGCCAAAAGGAAAAAAGTAATGGCTGAGCAATACGATGGAAAGGGCAAATATCTGCCTGAATGGGTGCGAAACTACGCGCTTGAAGAAGAAAAAAAGTCAATGAAGTCTAAGAAATTTCAGCCATGCTCACGCTGTCCTAATCCTGCGTCATGCGCAGCAGCAGGTAAGTGTTTAGCCAAGAGCTTCTAATAGCTGTCGCGGCAAGAAATCTGTGAGATAATCCACGCGTCGGTTCTCGTGACCTCTTATCCGACACTAACCCCGTTCAGGTTTCCTCATCTGCCTGTTCGGGGTTTTTTATTGCCTGAGTGTTGACATGTGAATTTACCTATACTATTGTTAGCACTCAGTTAATGTAAACGAGGTCACACATGTCATTACATCAACAGGTCTGGTCGACCCTGTCTAAAGTCGACGTTTCTAAGCACATCGAGCGCAAAGGCAACCTAGATTATTTGTCGTGGGCATTCGCCTATTCGACTTTGTCTACTTATTACCCTAACAACAGCTACTCATTCTCTGAGACTAAGTACGAAGACGGCACAATGATGGTCGAGTGCGTACTAACGATCCAAGAGAACGACCAGATGGCTATGCGTACCATGTGGCTGCCTGTTATGGATTACCGTAACAAACCTATCGCTAACCCTGATGCATTTGCCATCAATACCACTCGCATGCGTTGTTTGGTTAAGTGTATGGCGATGTTCGGTCTAGGTATCTCTATCTACGGCGGTGTTGAGCTGACTGGAGAGCCAGAAGCAGAACCTGCTAAACCTGCCAAACGAATCAACAAAGAGCAGAAACAGCTCTATGTAACAGCGTTCTTGAATGCTCTTGAGGAAGAGGATGCATTAGCGTTGAAAGAATTAGGTGATGAACTCAAAGAAGACGAGCCAATGATGTCGGCTGTCTGGTCTGAGTTTTCGTCTAAGCAAAAGGCATCTATCAAGGAAATTCTTGATACGTTGCGTAAAAACACACTCTAAGAGGACACGAAGATGAGTAAAGGTCATACAACATCAAAAGCTGTTGTTAACGGCGGTTCACGCCAAACACAGATGCACATGCATCACCTGTCACAGGAAGAAAAGCGTCAGATATGGGCTGAGATGATGAGGCGTAAAGAAGAGGCTAAGCAACAGCCGTTAGACAAGTTCTATAAAGGCGTTAGCTACAAGACAGCTAAATCGATAACTGCATTTTATCTAGCCGCATCTGGCAAGAAGATAAATAAGAAAACCATACTTGATAACTACGACGTAGGGCTTTCTACATATCAGCGCTATTACTTCTGGTTCAGTAACGGCACTTTCTCTGGTTCTTCACAGAAAATTAACCAATACGTAACTAAGAATAGAGATGCTCTTCTTGCTGCGATCAAGAAGTCTAAGTCGCCCAGCATCGATGAAATCAATCGACTGTACAGCATTGCTAATCCTAAGTACTTCAATATCGTTGCCGGCAAGGTATACGAGAGCCGTAGCACGGAGCATAAGAAAAAGCTCATGGATTTAGCTGTTGATCAGGCTAAAGCTACTGGTGAGATTCCAGTGATCAATTTTGATTTTGATCAGAAATCACTTACTAAGTCAGACGTAGTCACTGGCGTAATCACTGGCGCTCTTATCGGCGCTGCAATGACTGCATATCTTTTCATGTCTAACGGAGCAATCTAATGGAATACGATAATACTAATCGCGGAGTCCTTTTTAAGAACGATCGCAAAGAAACCGATCGTCACCCTGAGTACAAGGGTTCTATCAACGTCGATGGTCAGGAGTTCTGGCTATCTGCATGGGTTAAGGACGGTAAGTCAGGCAAGTTCATGTCTTTATCTATCACGCCTAAGAACGACCAGCTTCAACCACAAGCTACAAGTTCTGCGCCTGAGCAGGATGTGCCGTTCTAATGATCCTTGTGAAGCCTGAATCAGAAGCTCACGCAGGTCAGGCGTTGAAGGTTGCGTGCCATATGTTTGGCGCGCCGCTTTCTCACGTTGCCAAGCATCTTGGCGTATCGAGACAACACGCTCACAACATGCAGAATACCAAGCGCATGAATGACGAGCGTCTTGAGAAGATCGCCGAGTTCTTTGGCATATCTGTCGAGGAATTTCTGAACCTATCTAACGCACCAGTAAGCTCGTTCTACAAGAAGAACATGCAACAAGTGCTAGAGGCTATCGACCATAGGTGTAACGACTCACGTTATACCGAGCTGGTAGCTCACAGCAAACTGGTGGAAAACTTAATTAAAGAACTTGAATGACGTGCAGGGTCACATGCTTGCTTGTGAAGCCCGATACTGGAAAGAGCAAGTAAAGCGTCACGGTCATGGGTGGTGGAACGCGAGAAAAGACGCCATCAAGAAGAAACGTGGCGAAGCTGCACTGAAACAACTACAGGATGAGATGAATGGGAAAACTGAGAACGGCAAACCAAAATGACTGGGGTCATGTCGTGTTCCGTGAAGTCGCTCACGAGCTGGCATTCATGGACTTCGATATGCGCAACATCAAGGTCGAAATACCGCCAACAGAGGCATTGGTAAAAGACCGCATGTTTAAGCCAATCATGCAGGCTATGTACCCAGAAAAACGTAGCACAACACAGCTGACAACAGCTGAATTCAACGAAGTAATGGATGTCTTTATCGACGCTTTACGAGACAAGCTCGGCATCCACGTAACACTACCAGAAGAGAGAGGTCGAAATGATTACTGATATTAAGAAGTCGAAGCGCATGGCAATCGATGCGAAGTGTAAGGACTGCAACTACGACAGTTGCGATCGTGGCACATGGCGTCAGCAAACAGAGTCGTGTGAAGCTACGGATTGCCCATTATGGTGGCATCGCCCAGCATCTGCTAACTACGAAGGGCATGAGGCTAGGTACGCAGCAATTATGGCGAGAAAGGGGCAGAATAATGTCTAAACGGGTACTAACTGATGAGCAGGTGAAGGAAATCCGCTGTCTCGACTTGATGCGATCGCATTACCATGGTCTAGCTGACTGCTACAGCTTAGCTAACATAGCTAAGAAGTTCTGCGTATCTCCGACCACCATCCACAATATCGTGTACGGCATTTCCTACACAGATGTTCCATTTCCAAAATGCGAGGTTAAAGATGAGTCAAAAACAGGTATTTAAGCCTAAGTTTGGTTACGCCGAAGGGTACAAGACGCCATTGGATTACGATTACGTAATAGACATCAAGATGACCGCAATGCTCAAAGATATGGTGTATTGCGTCGTTACCGATCGCGATGAAGAGTCAATCACGGTAGAGCCACTGTATATGGATATGCCGCATGCGTATCCACATAAGTTCTATATGTCTGACTACATGGGTAAATTCTGCCCACTTGAAGAAGAAGACCTACCTAACTGGGGGAAGCAATGATGAATGACGTAGCACAGATCATGGAAAATGAACTGACCCCACACGATGTTGACTTAATTAAGCAACTTTGTGAGGAGCGAGCTAGATTGCGCAGAGAAATGCTCCAGCTTAGCAATGAAATCTTGGCTGAGAAGTTCGATACCACGGCGCAAGAGATAAACAAGATTGCCAAGTACATGAACCATCAGCGCATAAGACCAAACAAGCACGTATGAACTATTACAACGAGTTTGATCCGTTCGCGTCAGAATGGCTAAGAGAACTCATCAAAGAAGGACTAATTCCTGATGGAGAAGTTGATGACAGATCAATCACTGAAGTCGAAGCAAACGACCTTAAAGGATTCACTCAGTGTCACTTCTTCGCAGGAATTGGTGGATGGAGTTACGCACTCGAATTGGCAGGATGGGATTCAGCTAGACCTGTTTGGACAGGAAGTCCGCCATGCCAACCATTCTCAGTCGCAGGAAACAACAAAGGCAAGTCAGACGAACGACACCTTGCACCAGTCTTCACAGAGCTTGTCGCCAAGTGCCAGCCTTCAGTCATATTTGGAGAACAAGTTAGCTCAGCAATTAGGACAGGATGGTTCGACGATCTACAAACTGACTTGGAAAAAGAAGGTTACGCCACAGCAATGGTCGTATTGCCAGCTTGCAGCGTCGGCGCCCCGCACAAAAGAGAACGATTGTTCTTCGTATCCCACTCCAACAGCATCGACGGGCGGAGCAAGCAAGAATCCAGACAATCCGAGAGGAGTGAATGGTGGCAATCCTCTAGCGACGGCAGCAAGTCTTGTTCCGTACCCAACTCCATCAACTCAGGACAATCCGCAAGTACGGGGAGAAGGAGCAGCAGCCAATCATCCGAGTCAAGGCACAACCCTTGGTGGGGCTGCCAGACTATTGAATGCAGAGATGGAAAACAAAGACCAATACCGATTGAACCCACGCTTTTCCCTTTGGCTAATGGGGTTCCCAATCGAGTGGGCTTACTGCGGGGAGCGGGTAACGCTATCGTCCCGCAAGTCGCAGCGGAAGTCATAAAGGCGTATATGGATTATGCAAGCCAAGAATCGCAAATGTAGTTACTGCAAGAAGAAAGTGCCTGCCGAGACTGCCATCCGTGGTGGTCTGCGGGCATTTTGTTCTATGGAGCATCTCATCGCCTTCGCTAAATCTGAAGAAGGTCAGGAAGTGGTACGTAAAAGCGTACGTCAAGACACCAAAGAACAGCTCGCCAAGATGCGTACTAAATCTGACTGGGTGAAGCTGGCACAGAAAGCCGTCAATGCGTGGGTACGGTTCAGAGACCGTGATAAGCCTTGTATCAGTTGTGGCAACTTACCACAGCAGAAGCTAGGCGGAACCATGGATGCTGGACACTACAGGTCTCGTGGCGCCGCAGGTCATTTAAGGTTCAATACATGGAACATCCATGCCCAGTGCGTCAAGTGTAATCGTCACTTGTCAGGCAATGCCGTGGAGTTCAGAATAAACCTGATCCGCCGTATTGGTGAAGACAAAGTTCAACAGCTCGAAGCAGACTCTACGATC